CTCTACATTCCCCTTATAAACTCTAGGTGCAACAGCCACATAGTTTGGCATTGCGTGTTGGGATGAAGATTTAGGCCTAACCATATTCTCCATAAGATTCCACTTAAGCATGATGTTTGTGCCCATAACCATAACACCCTCGTACCAAACATCAATAGTTTTCTCTACAACCTCAAACTTGCCATCCTCAATCATATCCTTTGGAGGATTAAAATCAGATGGTTTTTCAATCATTCTGACAGAACCGTTCTCCCCTACTTTCTTTTTGTACTTAAACGTGTTTGTTGTTTTGTAGTTAAAGTAAAGAAGGGTTGCAGTGTCTTTTCTAAAAGTATCATCCCCATAAGTGCTAGGCTCATTGTTGTAATCATAAAAGCCATAACTATATTCTGATATCTCAGATAAGTCTTCGTTAGTTAAGGATGGGTCTATTTTACGTAACTCATTTACTGGAACGGTTTTAACCTCTCCCCAATAGAAACAATCTTTAAAGTAAGGGTCTTCTGTATAGCTGTGAACTAAGTTAGCTGGATCTACATAAGATATTTGAACTCCTGCTCCTGGGAGAAATTCATGTTTTGCTACAGCTATACCTGTAACCATCAAATCATAATCCAACCTTTTTCTTATATCATCATAATGACTTTCTGAAAACATAGTGTCTATGGCCTCCTCTTCTGCTATTTCTATAGCTGGCTTATAATTTAAATTCATATATAATGAGAGCTCCTCATCATTTGCTGGTAACTCATCAGGATTCATGATAAATGGATCAAAACCTGTTTGCTTTTGCACTGTGGTCAAAACTTCTTTAGCCGCCATCTGACCCTCAATCATATCCTGGTATTTACTTCTTTTAGATTGCGAGAGAGCGTCTTGAGCGTAGGCTTTTACTTTAAATAAACGATCAGACATTCCATTAACTACAATATCAACAAACTTTGGAATAATCGGAA